TACTAACATTGACACTAGTATGTTAAATTATAAATGATTTAATGTTAAAGTTTGTGTGAAATGATATTTTTCATTAGCTTGTGGGTTAGTACTAAAATCAAAACTAATAGCATTATAATTAATATTACAAATACCAACTTCTTTAGCTCTACCAACAAAACCAAATCTATATTCGTAGTAGTTAAAGTAATAGCCACTAGGGTTACCAAATGAGTAAAAACTTTTTGATGTAGTTGGTGTAAATTCAATATCTAGTATAACCATATTTTTAATACGTTGTGTACTATATTTAATATGTCCATCACTATTAGTAACATCAACACTATCTTCCCAGTATATTAATTCACCACCAGTAAGTGATGCTATAATATTACTCATCATCATTTTTTGACCAGTTTGTGTTAAATGGAAATAATTGTTTGTATTATACATTTCTTTACCAAATGTACCAAACATATTATATGTAACTATTTTATTAACAGCTCTAATATCTTCGTGTATACCACACCAATAGTCACCTTGTTCTTTAGAATAATACCATTGACAGTTAGATACGAATAATATTTTTGCTTGTGGACAGTAACCTTTTAATATTTCAATTTGTTCTTCAATCTTAAGTCTTAAGTTAGTCCAAGTTATTGAATTTCTAAAATCATTAATACCACCAAGTATAACAATATATTTAACTTTTGTTTTATTAACATTAGATGAATTAAATGTTTGTACTTGTGCTTGTAAAGATGTATTATCTGTACCACTCATTTTAGCACCAGATAAAGCAAAATTATTAACATTAAGGTTTAATTCTTTACCAATATAATCTTGTGTACCCCAAATAGCATCTAAACTTGTTGGATCACTCCAACTATCACCAAATATAACTATTTCAGTAAGTTTATTTTCTTTTAATGGTAATTGTGTATTTATTTCATTACTAATATCTTCAATACTTTCATCAGTTTCTTCTTTTAAACTATTAATAGCATTAACTAAATTAGATTTATCAGTTGTAGTTAAGTCATTTAAATCACCAATTAAATTAGTAAATCTATCATCATTTATTAATTGTGCAATTAATGTATCACTAACAGATAAAGATATAATATTAACTTCATCAACAACATCACTAGATGTAATAGTTCTAACTAAATAAAATCTACCACCATTATCACCAACTGTTGTATTAGATATAGTTTTACAAATAGAGCCATCAACTAAATTAGTAGCATTTTTCATATCATCAACTGTTTTATAACCAAGTACAGCAGATGATTGTATGTATATTGCTATAATTTCAGCAAGTTGCCCACTTTCAGCCATTTCATCTAATTTATTATTAATTTCAGTTTGTACATCTAAATTTTTAAAATAATCATCAACATATTTTTCTAGTTGTTTAAAAGCATTTTGTACTTCTGTAAGTGCATCAGCATTATTGTTAACAGCTGGCATTACAGTATTTTTTAAATAATATACTAAATTGCATAATTGTTCATAATAACTCATACTTTCATCAAATGCTAGAGGTATTACTTTTTGACAGTAGTACATAAAAGGACTACATACTTTTTCACTAGGTTTTAAATTGTTATTCATATTATCACTCTCCTTAATATATTCCCATAAATAAGTCATTTAACTCATTTATAACCATTAAATCAATATTCATTAAATTGTCTTTAATAGCACTAAAAATTTCAAAACCATATAATTTACCATTATTACCAATAATAGTTTTAATATAATTTTCAGTTGTATTAGCTGTACCATCACTAGAAGATGTGTCATTTATTTTATTAGATGTTTCATTTTTATCTAAAGTTATATTAGTAGCATAATCATAATTTTCAATATCAGCATTTTTTATTTGACCTTGTGGTGTATCTTGATATAGGTTTTTACTTTTACCACTACCATTACTAGTAGATTGTGATGTACTAGATGTATTAGTATCAGTTTTATTATCTCTATTAAATGTTTCAGTTAAATTTACATTAGCATCAAAATTTTCAAGTAAAGTATGTTGTTTACTATATAGTATATTATAATAGGGCATAATTTCGTTCATTTTTTGATTAAGATAAAATTTAAATAGTTCAGCTGTTTCAAATCCTATTTCGTTCATTAAGTAATGATTTAAAATATTAGTGTTAAGTGTTTCACGATAGTTTTCATCAAATATAGGGTAACTATCTAAACCAAAATTAAAATTATTATCTTTTAATACTTTAATTGTAGTAGTATATTTACTCATAATAATCACCCTCACTATCTTCATCACTATTATCATAATTAATTATATCATCTTTATTAACATTTAACAAGTCAGCAATATCTTTATTTAAACTAATTGATATTTTAAGATCACTATCTTTTAAGAATTTTTCATTTATTAGATCACAAGCTTGTTTTCTAGTTTTATAAAAACAATTTAAATAGAAGTTAATTAAATCATTATTACTTTCTACTTCATCTGTAATTAATCTTTCTTTTTTATCAGTATTAGCATTATCAATACCAAGATATGTTAAAGCCTCGTTCCAAAGTTCGTGTTTATGTATAGTTAATTTATCTATTAAATATGGTGCATCAGTTTTTAAAACGTTTAACTTATTAGATATATCAAATTGTTTATTTCCAAATATAAATGGTGTATTACCACTATATTGCATATAAACATTTTTTAAAGTTAATATTGTTTTAGTATCACCCTCAATTAATACTGGTGTTTTTTGTGCTATTAAGTTAGTATCAATAGTACGTTCTGTTTCATATAATCTATATGCTATTAAATTTATTGTTTGACTAGTTGGTAGTTGTAACTCATTATTCATAATGTATACAACATCATCAAAATCATAATTTTTTTCATAACCTATTGACCAAGCCATTACTCTAGTAGGTAAATTATAAACATTTAATTTATCACTAGGGTTAACCTTTAAAGCCATAAAGCCAAGTTCATCATCTTTAACAAAACAAGCACGACCATTATCAAATAGTGATTGTTCTAAAAATCTACTAGCACCAAAACCAGCCACTTCATCTAGGTTTTCCCAAGTGAATAAACTAGTAGCAAGTAAACGTAATCTATTTAAATAGTCAATATATGTTGCATTGTTTGTTAACATACTCATTTCGTTTTCTTTCATATTATCACTCTCCTATATTATATTATTAGATAAACTATAATTTAAAATATTAGCTGGGTTGTGCCAAAATGTCACACCACCATTAAACATAGCTTTTATTATATTTAAATCAGTTTGTGGTATATCACCATCAAAATTACAATCAATAGTTTTTACATAGTTCCAGTTTTGTCTACCAGTTATATTAGGTATTTTAACATCATTAACTTTATAACCGAACATATCAAAATAGTTATCAATAATTCTTGCATATTCATATTTAATACATTTCTTATATACGGAAAAACATAATTTATCAGCAAAGTTTAAATCACCTTGATTAACTCCACCTTTTGCTGTTGTAGGAATTAAACTATGTTGGTATATTTCAGCCATTGTACCACCTATACCAGCAAGACCACCACCAGCAAGTGCTACGTTTCCAGTTGCTACACCAACACCAGTTTTAACTATATCACTAGCAATATCAAGTGGTATATTAATAGCATTTTGTGTTAACCAGTTAGTGTATGCATCATTAGTCCACCCACAAGTAGGTAATTTACCAGCAACAATACTTTCTTCAACTTCTTCGTGTGTGTAATTAAATTCAGTTTTACCATATTTATAATTATAAGGTATTAATCTAATAGAACACCCAGGACTAATAGCACCTAACATATTAAATTGACAAACATCACGACCATCACGACTATTAAAATATTCATATTTATATGTAGCACTACTACCAGAGTTATTAGTTATATTAAAATATCTAAATGGAAAAGTTAACAATTTTTTATTACGTGGAATATATGTATCTAAATTATTAGGTTTATTTATTTCAACAAGTCCCATCTGTGTAGCCCTAGTTGTATAATCAATAAATGCATATTGAAAACTAGTACTACCATCTGTAAATGTTAACCACTCAAAATCATCACCATCAGTTGCTATTTCATATGGACACATAAAAGCAGCATAAATAACATCTTCTGTAATTTTATGTTGTATATAATTGATGTATTGATCAACAGCGTGTGTATTAGGAAATGTTAAAAATATTAAACCACTATAAACATTATTATATATACGTGATCCAGCTGGTAAAACAACATCAAGCCCAGTTTCACTAACAGCTAAAACAACATATGGTGAGTGACCATCTTTAGTTAAAAAGTTTAAATCACTCATTTCACTAATATCAACATATTGATCAACATAGTCACCAGTTTCTAAACCCTCTGGTATTGTATGTGTACCAATAGTATCATCATTTACGTGTTCACGTTCAACAAAGCATTTCTTATACCTTATATCAAAATACCAAGTTTGAAAACAGTCTGTTTCAATAGTAATTGCTGTACAATTTTCGTTTATATATTCCATTTTAGTAATAAAACAATAATATATTTTATTAGAAAAACCAGTATTTCTATAAAATAAATAATTGCAATCTATAATTTCATCAATATTAATACCAACTTTAATTACATTATCTTTCTTTATATATGTATAGTTATCTAAACTTTTAATAATAGTAGAATTAAAATAATTTTCTTGTGCTACTTTAGTAGCAAATGTTAATTGATTTTTGTAATCATTTTCAAGTGGTGTTTTACAAATGTAAACTTGCCCTTGTGGTGTTACTGTTATCATATTATCACTCTCCTTTAAATATTAAAATTAAAAGGTAGCAGTTTTATGCTACCTTTTATTATTCACCAGTAACTGTAACAGTAGCAGTATCACTTAAACCATTATCTGTTTTAACAGTTAGTGTTCCATTTCCAGCACCTACACCAGTTACAACACCTAGTGGTGATACAGTAAATACTGTTTCATTATCACTTAAATATGTTAAATCAGTAGTTGCATCAGCTGGTGTTAATGTTACAGTAACATTAGCAGTTTTATCTTTTTCAACAGATACATCACTAACACTTATAGCAGTTGCTGGTTTTGGTTGTGCAGTTGCAAGTACAACAGCATTAGCAAATGGACAAATAGCAAATGTACCCCAAGCGTGTAAATATTCGTTCCAAGCCATTACTCTAGCATTATAAAATTCATCAAATCTTAAAATGTTATCATAAATTTGTAGCCAAGCCTCATCACATAATACAGCTTGAATTTCATCATTTTCAAAACTATCAACTTCTACGATACGACCCATTAATTTAGCACTATCAATATTAAATGCAGCAGCTAAAACTTCAACATCAACTTCAGCCATAACATCACTTTTAACAATTAATACAATTCTATCTTCATCTGTCCAAGTAGTAATAGTACCTTTTGCACCACTAAATTTAGAATATGCATTGTAATTTGATGATGGGAATTTTAATTTTGAATATAAAGCACGTGCCTTTTTAACAAATGCTTTAGCACTAGATGCATCAGTTACAGCATTAACAGTTTCAACGATAACTTTACCATTATCATATGCACCATCAACTAATTGTTTAGTGTAATTAAATTCACTAATATAGTTACCACTATATAAAGATGTAGTAATTGCACTAATATAATCTTCAAATTTTTCCCAAGAAACAAATGCACCTTGTAAACCTTCACGTGTAATAGTTTTAGTATAAAGGTCTTTTCTATTTCTTCTATAATATGCAACGTGTGTATCTGGGTCAGTTATAGTAAGTAATTTTGCCATAGCTGTATTTGAATATTCATATGCCTCAGCTTCAGCTGGGTTTTCATAAATATCTTGAATATCAGTACCTAGTGGAACACTACCTTTTTTAAATATAGCAAGTGGGTTATTAAATGATTTATTTCTAACTATTGTTAAAGCTATTCTATTAATTAAATTTGTAACAAATTCATTTAACATAGGTTGGTATGCATCATTAAATAAAATATTACTAATAGTTTGTATATTATCTTTTGTACCAGCTGGTACTACATTAACAAATGCCTCACTTGAATTAGCACGTATAAAGTTAAATGTCTTTACACCTTTTACTTCACTTCCAGTAGCCATATTAAATCAACTCTCCTTTCTCATCAACGATATCTTCAATCGTCATTTCTTCACCCTCAACTTCTTCTTGTTTTGCATCTTCTTTTTCTTCCTTATCAAAACCAACTTTTTGGAATAAACGACCATTTACTTTTAATAGTTCATCTTTATCAGCTTTTAGTTTATCAATTTCTTCAACATCTTTAGATATTTCATCAAGTGCTAAAGTATAATTTGAAATAATAGACAATAAATCTTCACTAATTAAAGCACTAGTTGTTTCATCAAGTCTATCTTTTATAGAATTGATTAGTGTTTCAAATTCCTCTTTATTTAGCATTTTTACACTCTCCTTTCTATAATAATTATATAATTAAAGTTAAAAAAAGTCAACATTACTATTGACTTTTTTAATTTTTTATGTATTTATATTTAAATTTTTATTTCGTAATTTTCTAGCATATAAAACCCATTTAAATTTTTTATTTTTGGTATGTCTAACTGGTGGTATACCACCTAAATAATCGTACCAAAATTCAGCTTGTGTACCACGTGTGGGTTGGTCTGGGTCAGCTGGTCTTTCATAATTTGCTAGAAACATTAAACCCAAAGTATAAGCATCTAGTGTACTTGTTTTAAATTCACTAAATGATTGTGGGTATCTTTGAGTTGGTATCCATTGTAAACCATTATTTACTTCATAATTAATACGTAATAGGTTATTGTCCATAGTACTAGGATCACCAGTAACCCACTCTGTATATTTTGTGTAGGGTGTCCATTGTACTAGTCCATAACCGTGACCAGATGCATCACCACCAACACGATCACTTTGCCATCTACCTGGGTTAATTGAGCTTTCTGTTTGCATATTTCCAAGCATACCAGCAATAGCATTAAGTGACCACCCACTAGCAAGTAATGATTGTGCTATATATGTAGCATTTACTTTCATCTGTTCCATATTTAAACTATTACTAGTATTATAATCATTACCCCAATAATTACCATATCTACCACTACGTAAAGATAAACCCATAATTCACCTCTTAATATAATTTTATATTATTCCAATTAGTAGTACCATTTTGATAGTTTAAATTAACTTGTCTTTGCACTTCACTATAATTATTACCAAGTGCTTGTTTACGTGCATCACCATTACCAAAATCACCACGTATTGTTTTTTTAACTAAATCTAATATATCAACAGATGGTTTTGATGGGCTTAAAATTTCATTTACTCTATTTTGTATTTCACTATAATTATAACCAGCATTAGTTAAACGTTGTTTACGTTCTTCACCATTACCCCATAAACCTTGTATAACCTCACTAGCCATAGTATCTATATCTTTTTTAGGTGTTGGTTGTGGTGTTTCTTCTTTTACACTAGGGTTATAAATAAACCCTCTAAATGTATAGCCACTACCTATACCCCATCTACCATTATTATTTTTACGTGTAGAGTTCCAAAAAGCATTACTACCATAACCACTTTCACTAGTATAAATAGTATTAGCATCAATTACTTTTTCTACAATAGCAACGTGACCAGCACCATCATTACCAGATAGTGTAGATCCTTTTTGCCATACCATAATAGCACCAGCTTTTGGTGTTTGTCCAATTTCTAAACCATATGTGTTAATAGCTCTTTCAATAAAATTTTCAGCATTACAATTAAGATATGGGTATCTCATAGAGCCAATTATTTCATTAAATCTACCACAAGCATAACCAACACAATTAGATAAAACATTACAATCTTTATCTGTTGGATAACCCTCTATACAACTAGAATAGCCACCACGTGATGTAGTAATATAAAATTTATTACCAGCAGAGGGTTTTGATGTTCTAATTTGAAACATTTTCAACACCTCCATCTTCAACTAATATTTCAATACTATCTTCATTAAAAGTATCTTGTATTTCTTCCATAATATTATTCATCTCCTTTATTTTTTAATTGATTTAAAGTATCAATTAATTTTTTGGGTAATGGTATACCCATTTTGCCCATATTTTCTATTATTGATAAACCATCATTAGCAACAAAGAAGTATATTACTAGTGTTCTAACAGCACCAGTATTACCAACTATTTTATCAATAATAACACTAACACATACTATTACTAAATACATAAATTTTTTCAGTATACCTTTTAAACCTATTTTACTATCAAGATTTTTGTTGTATATAGCACTAGCAATACCACTAATATAATCAAGTATAATCATAATTAGTAAACATTGTAGTGCTACATCAACACCACCTAGTAAATAGATAAAAGTTGTTAGTATCACACTCATAATATTGTTTAATGCAATCTTCATCATATCACCTACCTTTATTTAATTATACCATAAAATAAACAAATTGATGATAGGGTTCTACGATTTTTAATATAATTATAACAATATTTTAAATTAATCACAACAATATTATCTTTATTTTTATTATAAAATTTAAAATAATCAATATTGCTTTTAAAATATTTCTTTTTCATAACTCTCCTATTTAATAGTAAAATCTGTATCTACTAGAAGTACACCACCTTGTACGTGTTTAAATGTAAGTTTACGTTCTTCAATGTCCATATTTTCAGTAGTAAAACCAATATTAAAATTATCAAATGTAATGTATTTGCCTAATTTTTTAGGTAGTCCAGCAACAGTTACGTTTAATTTTTCATCATAGCCAAGTTCAATATAACATTTTTGTCTTAAATATTTACCTTTTACATAACGACTTTCAACTTTCCAAGCACCAAGTTTATAATCATCTATATCAATAATACTTTCAAGTTCTTTATCTTCATCATATAGTCTAACACCACCTTTATCATCTAAATATGATTTTAATAAACAATGTATACTATCAGTATCACTATACACATATAAATCTTTACCATATTTATTAATAGTATAATCTTTTATTAATTGTGATGTAGTTATAGTTTTTCTTCTAGCATAGCTAGTTATAAATGATGCAACTGGTATATAAATACTATCACGTGTTTCACTTTCATACATACCATATTTAACAATTTTATCTTCTGTTAAATATGGGTATTTACCTCTAACATCTGGGTTAAGTCCAAATTTACCATATAAACTATTAAGCATTAATTTACTTATACGATAAAGTGCATCATTTTTATCTTTTTTAGATTGTATCTTTTTAGCACTCCAATAATCAATATATGTACTAAATAAACCTTTAATACTTCTAAATTTCCACCCACTATGATATGTAATATCACTAACATCATAATGATTAAAAAATAATTCTAAATCAATACTAGTTAGTGTTAATGTTACAATATCACCATCACTACTTTTAACATATTCATTAGGTATAAAAGATAAATTATTTTTAATTTGTATTGTAGGAATTTTGTCTTTTTTTAAATTAAATACACAACTAATTGTTTGTATGTATAAAGGGTATAACATATCATTTTCATATTTTCCCTCAAAATAGATAGGGTCACCAAATGGTAGCTTTTCAAATTTCATTACACTAGGGTATAGACTATTAACATCTAGTACAATACCACAATCAGTTGTTTTTTCTTTATAACAATCATTTAAATATGTAAAACCACCCTTGTAACTTTTTCTAATATCTTTATCTATTTCATATGGTAATATAGGAAAATATTTGTTAAAATTTTTATTCATTTCTTTATAATTAGCCAGTGCATCACTTCCAATAGTCATTTTAGTTAATTTTTCAGTAAACATTATCTGTAATGCACGTGCCATAATTTCAACATCATTTCTTATATAATCAATTTCTTGATTAGTCAGTATATGCCCTTTTTCTCTCATTTCTTTATAGTCAATTTCTAATTTTCTAATAGGTAGGTTAAAATCTTTTGCTATCTGTTCAACACTAAAGTTTAATATCTTTAAACTGTCATAAATTGTAACCTTGTTAATATGCTTTTTATTAGTTGTTTCAAAAAATATTTCTATTGAATAAAATTGTCCAGTATCACTTATTAATGTAGTAAATGTTTTATCTTTTCTATCTTTTTTATTTTTTATACACTCATAACCATTATTAAGTAAATAATTAAAAATATATTCCCCATCAAATTTTAAATTGTGAAAATATAAAATGTAATTTTCTCTTTTATTTTGACAAAATTTAATAAAATCTTCAATGTTATTTCCATAAATAAAATTGTCAACATTTCCTATTTCACATAAAGCATATGCCCATACTCTACAATCAGTAACAGATACAGTTGTTTCAAAATCAGCTGTAAACTTTTTACTCATAATCTTCTAGTATAGCATCAATGTTATTAACAAGTGCATCATAAAGATTAGACACATCTTCTTTAATATCATCAGGGTTTATACCAGAATTATCTCTTACGATAGGGTAATAATCTAAAATAGCCTTTATTGATTTATCATTTTGAAATAGTTTTAAAAATTCATCACTTTTTAAATTTTGTAGTTTATCTTCTAAACCTTTTAATTTATCTTTATCATAATTATAATAATAACCTAAATCAGTAAGCATTTTTGTATAATTTTCTTTAAATATATTATTCATATAGGTTTTGTTTTTAGCTGTCTTTTGTAATAATTGCTTATATCTTTTTAATTCACCATTATCTAATTTTTCAATATCTTTTTCAAGTGCTTTTCTTCTAGCTTGTAAATTCAAATAATGTTGATCACCCATCTGTGCAAATGTTGTTGCTTGTTCTTTACCAAAAATTTTAGGTTTCTTAACTTGTAAACGATTTATTTCACGTGTAACATTTCTTTTTATTCTAGCACTTTCACGTTTAATATTTTGATATTCATATTTTGATAGTTCAGTACCACTTTTAGTAGTAATTGTTTCTTCTACACCACGTTTTGAAAATCTTTGTAATTCAGCTAGTTTACGTTTTAATTCTGTTCTAGTATACACACTTTCTTTTAATTCTTTTTTAGTAATTTTAGAGGGTAGTAATAAGTCACGTTCAGTTTTTTCTAGTCTTGCTATTTTTTGATTAAAGTTTTTAATTGTTTTATTAATTTCTTGATTTATCTTTTTATCATATCTAATAGCCATAATAAACACCTCACTTTACAGATTGCTTTTCATTAATAACACAATCAATAAAATAATTATTTATTAATTCTTTATTTTTATATAATACTTTAAAACCTCTTTTTTCTATTTGTTTATATAAATTTAAAAGTAGCATTTCATCAGCATAAACTATTGATGAGAATTTTAAATTTAGTTTCATAGTTTCATTTTTGATATGTTCAATATATGTATCTTTAAAACGTTCTAAATATTTTGGTGATGAAAAGTAAAATGTTAAATTGTCATATTTAAAAGTGTAACTACTTTCATTTAAATCATAGTAAATACCTCTTGTACTTATCATATATATCACCTCTCTATAATAAAAGGTATAGTTAATACTATACCAATGTCAATGTTAAAGATTGTTTACCATTTCCAATAGGTCTTTTAGCAACTTTAACTTTTAATGGGTTTGCCCAAGTTTCTGGTAAACCATATATAGTAACAATTTTCTTTATAATATTATATATACCATATGATCCAGTTGCATATGTTTGACCAGATGCATCAAATAAAATTGTTCTATATTTCTTTTTAAGTTCTCCAGTTTCTTCATCTACAACTTCACGTTCTTCAACGTAAATATCTTTAATTTCAATTTCAGTACCTACACAATCATTTAATAATGCATCACAAGTTTCAAGTGCATTAAATAATTCCTTTTTATCTTCTTCGCTTTCAACAGCTTTTGAACAATAAACGTTTTGTTTTACTCCACTAAATAAAGTTAATTCATTTTTTTCATTTTCCATAATTTTTCCTCTTTCCTTAATTAAATTTTTTATTTTTGTTCTTTTTTATCTTGTAAAACTTTTAAACAATGTGCTAAATTATTATAGACAACAGCACCAGTAGTCTTTTCAGTTTCAGTTGCTTTAGATAAATCTTTTGGTGCTTTAATTTGTACAGTACAGCTACCATCATCTTTATCTTTAACTTCAATCGTAAACTTTAACAATATTTAACATCTCCTTTCTAGTGTCTTATAAA